GTGTTCCGGGGGCCCCGGTCCGGGAAAATTTCGCGGCCGCGCTCCGTCTCGACGATCGTCGAGTGCAGCGGCAGCGCGGCGTGGACGTACGTCGGCGACTGGTGCCGCCAGTCGGTCAGTGCGTAGCGCCACTCGCTGCCGGCCGCGCCCGACGCGGCCACGCCGAACGCGCCGAGCTGGCCGCGGCAGGTCACGCACTCGGCCGTGGCGTACGGGGTGTGCAGCGTCATGGTCGCCGGCCGGGCGCGGCGAGCCGGAGCGCACGTTCCAACCGGGCGAAGTCGCGTTGCAGCGCGGCCACGACCGGGGCGTACAGAGCGGCGAGCCGTTCGATGTCACGCTGCGATGGGATGCGCTGGGCCATGGGTCACCACCTGGTGATCGGTACGGCAGGGGGGTCCGGTGCTGATTGTGGGTCGCCGATGGCGAGGTTGCACGTGGCGCACGCCGCCACGATGTACGCCATGTCGTCGCCGGTGACGTCGCGGCCGTGTGTGTGGTGAGCGTGGCCCGCGACACCGGGACCGCCGGACAGCGGGGCGCTGCCCTGGCAGGTGTGCGGGCCCGCCCCCGACCGTGCGCACCACCCCTCGCGGTGCGCACGGCAGCGGTAGTGGTCACGGGCCAGGACAGCGGCGCGCAGCGTGCGCCACGCCGTTGTGCTCCCCCTGGCCCATGCCCGGCTCACGGAAAGCTCAGTGCGCGCCGCGATGCTTGCGGACGCGCGCCGTGTTGCCGTACGCGGCCATGAGGCGCGCACGGACCTTGACGGCGCACTTCTCGCCGTAGACGCCCGCGCGCTCGACGGCGCCGCCTTCTTTCGTCACCACTACGGTGTGCGGGTTGGTAGTCGGCGCGCTGCACTCGTCGCAGATGATGTGGGGCCGTCGGAGGCGCTCTGAGCGCGGGATGCCGCTCACGAGAGCTTGCCGGCGATCACGATGGCCGCGGCGACGGCGCCGGCTGCGGGGGCGAGCACGGCGACGGCGAGGGTGATCACCATGCCCCAGGGGCGCGAGATGGGGCCCGCGTCGACCAGGTCGGCGCGGGCGAGCCATGCGCCGGTGCGTTCGCTGATCGGTTCGGCGGGCAGGGGGTCGGCGGCGTAGTACCCGAACTCGTCAGGGTCCACGGGGGCCGTCTGTGGCTGTGTCATGGTCGAGGATCGTACGGGATCGCCCCGGGGGCCGCGGGGCAGGCGCGGCGACGCGGACACAGCCACGTAACCCCCACCACCTGCCTGCCCCGCGGCGTCGCAACCGGGTGCATCTCCCGTGTCGCCGTCAAGGTACGCTGCGCGGCTCAACATCGCACCGTGAGGGCTGTCCCCCCTCGGGACGGTGGAGCGCTGGGAGCACCCCACCCCCTGCGGCGCGAGGGAAGGCGCGTCGCAGGGGATGGGGGGCGGGTCTCTCGGTCCGGCATCGACCGGTCGCAGAGCTCACCACGGCGCGCGTTACTGCGCCGTCAGGCGGGATGTGCAGCCGCGCTCGACGTCCGGGCCCGACCGCGGGGGCCGGGCTCCAACCGGCTCGCTTCTTAACAGCGCACTCGCCTTGCGGCGCACTCTGTCCCGCGATCGGGAGCCTTCCGGGACGTACCCCTCTGCGGGGTGATCATCGGGCCTGCCGATACCGCGCGCTCGCGCGCTGCGGATGATCCTGGCGGACTGCTCCTTCATCGGGTGTTCACCTTCTGAGGGAACGGACCCTGGGCCGTGTTCGCTTGGTTCGCCCGGCCGCCCCGCGGTGGGGGCCCGTAGCGCGCGGCGTACCTCCCCGCGCTGATCCACTCGTCACGATTTGTCAGATCGGACATTGCTGTCTGTGTGGATGACACACTCTACCGGTAGTGTCCGACCTCGAGTTGTTTTGGCTGAGCATCACCGTACGCCCGCCCCGGACCCTGTCAAGGTCCCCATGGGGCGGGCGTTCGCGTTTCATCCGTTCGGCCGAGCCGGGCGGAGCCGGGCCCGCGACACCAGCCATACGCCGTGCTCGACGCGGCACGTCGACGGGCCCGCCGCGCGCTCACGGCACGCGCAGCGGATGATCAGCCCAGCGCGCTCTGCGTCGCGCTGCCGGCGGCGGGCCCGGTCGGCGGGTGTCTCACTCATCCCTTCGGCCGTGATCGTGTCCGCTGAAGCGCCTCTGCGAGCTCGCCGACTTCGGCGCGCCAGTAGGCCGGATGGCCGGCGACGTCGTACCGGAGGATGATGCCCTCACGTGCCCAGCGGTCGAGAGTCGGCCGGGACACGTGCAGCGCGCGGCAGGTGTCGAGCGTGCTGAGCCAGTCGGTGGGGTTTGGCACGGACAGCGCCATCTGGCCCGCGTGCTCTGGTGTCTTACGCATGAGGCACACGTTGACATGAGCGAGGCGCGGAGTAAAGTCCCGGGACATGACACAGCCACACAGCCACATCACAGACACACAGGGTGACCCGTTCGATCCGGACGTGCTGGTCGAGCAGCTGCGGTCGTACGCGCACCCCACCGACGCGGGCGTCGGCATGATCGCCGGGTTGGTCGGCGGCGCCCCGCACGTCGCCGACCCGTCCCTCGCCATCGACCGGGTCCGCGCGGTGGTCTCCGCGCTGGACGTGCTGCAAGCCGAACGGTCCGCGGCCGCGGTCGCCGACGTCCTGCTCGCCGAGTCGGCCGGCGGGCAGGACGTTGCGCGCTGCGCGGCCGGGGTGATGTGCATGAGCCGGCCGCACGCCGTCGGCGATCCCGGGTGTGACTACGTGGACATGCAGCTGTGAGCCGGCACAGCGTCGACGTGATCCCCGAGGGTGAGCAGCGGCGCCCGATCGCCGGGCTGGACCACTGGCACCCCGAGGGCCGGCACGCTCCCCGGCACCGGGACTACCGGCCGCGGGTCGCGCCGTTCCACCTGCCCGATCCGCCGACGCCGCCGATGTGTGAGTGGTCGCCGGTGTGCACGTCGGCCGCGGACGAGATGGTGCGCGACCGCCACCGGGGCGCCGTGCTGGCCTGCTCCGTGCACGCCGAGCTGGCCGCGCTGGTCGCGGAGCGGTACGGCCATGCGTAGGCCGGGATGGGGCGCGCGCCGGGCCGCCCGGTGCGGGCGGACGGCGCGGCGCAAGGCCGAGCAGGCGCGCCGGCAGGCCGCGCCCGTGTACGTGCCGGATGAGTGGCTGGACGGGCTGCCGCGGCGGGTGCCGGTCGTGCCCGGGTACGTGCGGCCGCCGGCGCCGGAGCCGGACGTCGTGCCCGGCATGGTGCACGTCGCCGACGACAGGGTCGAGCCGTACCCGCGGTGGCTGCCGTGGGTGATGGCGGCGTTCGGGTTCTACGCGATCTGCCTGGCCATCTGGACGGTGGCATCGTGACGTTCGGGAACCGGGCGGCGGACGCGGCGAGCATGGGCCCTCTGATCATGCCGGTCGTGAGTGACTGGTCGGCCTGGAATCTCTGCCCGGTCTGCCAGTCCGCGACGGGGGTGCCGTGCTGGACGATGTCCTCCGGCGGGCCGGACGCACTGCCGCCGGCGCCACGGGAACGGCCGCACGCGGGGCGCAAGCCGCGACGTCGGTAGCTGGACAGGAACGGGCCGCACCCTGGCGGGGGTGCGGCCCGTTCTGCGTGCCCGGGGCCCAGCTCGGAGGCAACTGGGAGCGGGACGTCTACTTCTTGCCGGCGGCCGGCGGCGGCGGGGTGAGCGCGGCGACCGCGGCGCGGATCTCCTCGAGGGTGGCGCGCAGCTCCGCGACGTCCTTGCGCAGCTGGTCGGCGGCGGCGTGCGCGGCGGCCGCCTCGTCGCCGGTGCGCTCCCACAGGGTCTTCGTGGCGATCCCGTTGGTGTTCTTGCCGTGGTCGGACATCCACGACCGGGTCTTCAGCACCCCGTCAGTGTGGATGAGGTTGCGCCAGTCGTCGGCGGTGACAGTTGCCACGGTGCCCTCCCAGAGAGTGACCAGGCCCCACGGCCTGGTGTCGGCTTCATGCTTGCTGTCGTAGCTGGCGCTGAAGTGTGCGTGCGCCACGTGCTGGTTATCGCCGGTGTGCTTGTCCTGGCGCCATCCGTGGTCGGCGCGCCAGATCCTCCGGTTGTAGATCACGTACCGGAGGCGCCGGTCGGTGCCGGCACGGTGCCGGCCGACGATGTGCTGGACGAATCGCTCCATGCCGAGGCCGGGCGGCCAGGGGCCGTCGGCGTCGACGTCGATCGCGTGGACCTCGTTGATCTTGTCGGCGTCGCGGATCGGGACGACGCCCGTCTCATCCCAGTTGTGATCGCTCGACGTGCGCTGGTGCGCGGCGTCGCCGACCCAGCCGTCCGCGCCGCGGGCCCGCTTCGGCGCGATCTTGTCGAACTCGGCGCGCAGCGCGGCGAGGCACGGCACCAGGCCGCTCACTGCCCAGCCTCCGAGTCCGAGCCGAACCGGTACTGCGAGGCGCGGCCGCCCGACGGAGGCGCCGTCAGGAGGCCCTGGTGTTGCAGCTCGCGCATGACCGAACCGATGGCCTTGTCCATCGCGGCCTCGATCCGCTCGTCGAGCTCGCCGTTGACGCGCTTCGCCACGGTGGCGAGCTGCTGTGACTGCTCGTCGAGGGTGACAGTCTGCGCGGCCGTCTCGACGCGGATCTCGTCCACCTGCCCGGCGACGGTGTGCGCGGCAGCCTGGCCGGCCGCCTTGCCGGCGAGCAGGCCGCCCAGGGCGGCGACCAGGCCGACCACGGCCACGGCGTCCCAGGGGGTGAGCACGGCCAGGGCCACGGCCACGCCGCCGAGTACGGCGAGCACGGCCACGTCCGGCCACGTCAGGGTTTTCATGATGCCTCCGTAGGTACCCGTTCAGCTCTTGATGTATGTGGCGGACAGCCTGATGTTGCTCCCCGTGGTGATGCTGGCGCCGGTGCATGTGCGCAGGTAGACGGCGCCGTCGGTTTGGATGATCGCCTCGCCGTCGACGGTGCCGTTGCCCCACGCGGTCGACACGATGTGGTCGGGCCGGTACGCGGTGGCCAGGACGAACATGGCGGTATCCGCGATGTTGCCGGACGTGGCGGTCACGGCCGCCCCGGTCCGCTCGATGTAGAGATCGATGTGGATGAGCTTGCCGTCGAACATCGTCGCGGCGCGGACGTCGAGCACTCCGAACCCGGTCGACACCGTGCCGACCGTGGCGGTGGTCGTGGTGACCGATGGGACCGCGTCCGCCTCGAGGCCGTCGACGGTGGACTCGAGCGCGAGGAAGTCGGCTGCTTCGATCGGGGCGCCTGCACGGACGGTCATGGGCGGTACCTCTTCGGGTTGTGGATGCGCACCAGCGAGCCAGCGGGCAGCGACTTGGCGATGCCGTTGACGGCGCGGGTCACCCCGGTGAACGTCTGCGGCAGCGACGTGCCGGACGGCGCGTTCTCGAGGGTGATGATCTCCCCGGCGATCTCGACGTCGATCGGGTAGTGGTCCGCGTCGTCGCTGAAGATCACCCCGGCGGCGCTGTCGACCACGATCGTGGTCACCCCGGCCGCGTACGTGGCGGCCGTGACGGAATCCGACGGCGACCACACCGTGCCGGCAGTGTCCCACCGCCCCGCGTCGTACGGGCCGTACGGCACGGTCGTGGCCTTCCACGGCCACAGCTGCACGCCGACGGTCTCCGTGTACCCCTTGACGATGTTGCGGGACGTGTCGGCCAGCTCGTCGAGCGGCATCCCCTCGACGTCGAGCCGGTCACCGAGCTCGAGCTCGCGCAGCTGGCCGGCGAGGTCGGTGCCGCGGGTCGGTTCCGCGGACAGGTTCAGATCGACGGCCGGGTACCGCGGCTCTGTGCTGGTGCCGTGCGTCAGCCGCCAACCCGCCTCGACGGTGAGCTGTGAGTCGTCGGCCACGTTCAGGTCATCGCTGGTGTCGTACCCGACCCCGATGCCGTCCGGATCGTCGTACGGAGAGTTGATGTTGAGGGGGCCGGTGTCCTGCACGAGGCGCACGCTCGAGCCGAACGGCCGCTTGAGGGTGACATCGTTCGTGACGCCCTGGTCGTCCTCGGCGGGGATCAGGTCGCCCTTGACGTGCCCGGCGGCGTAGTCGACCACCGCGGCGGGGTTCTGCCCGGTGAGCGACGCCCGCGTCCGGTACGCGATCGCGCCCGTCGACCGGTCCTCGTAGAGGATGCCTCCGTCGGCCTCGGCGGCGGAGCGGATCTCGGCGAGCACGCTGGTGATGCCCTGCGAGTCCAGCGGGGCAGTGTCGTAGTCGGCGCCGATGCCGACGAACGGGATGCCGGCGAGCAGGCACAGCCGGCGGATGCGCGACGCGGCGTACTCGTCGCGGTACCCGTTGAACGATCCCCAGTACTCGAGCTGGTCGCCCTGCGGGTCCGGTGTGGACGTACGTACGAACGCCGGCGTGCCGGCGAACACGGCCACGTGCCCAACCCCCGCGTCGTCGTTCTGGGCCGTGCCGCCGACGTAGATGTCGCGCACGTAGCCCAGCGTGCCGGCGAACGTCTCGAGCGCCGTGCCGTCGTGGTTGCCGACGTACTCGAGGCTCCGGTCGTCCGCGGCGAACTGATGGCCCCACCAGTCGACGTCCGAGCCGTCCTGTGTGGCGTAGACGGTGGCCAGCTGCCAGCCGTTCCCGGGGCCCAGCTTCGCGATCGCCGAGGAAGCGATCTGCACGTTCTCGAGCAGCGTGCCGTCGGGGTGGATGACGAACAGGCCGGAGCCGGACGGGTGCTCGACGATCTGCCACGTGTACCCGGTCGACGTGCGCCACGTGAGCAGCTCCGTCCACGTGCCCACGGTGGGGGCGGCCGGCAGCTTGAAAGCGATCTGCACGCACCAGGCCGTGGTGACCGACGGGGCGCGCAGCCGGCCCATGGTGATGCGCGACGTCTCCCCGTTCAGCGTGGCCAGGGACTCGGAGCCGGGCGGGCCGTCGATGTTGCCGAACGTCACGTTCGCGGGTGTCCCGGCCGGCGCGCCGGGGATCAGGTTCGCCACGCTGGTGGAGTCCCTGTTGTCCGTGAGCGGCCAGTACGCGACGGGGTTCTGCGCGAGCACGTACTGCGTGAACCCGCCGAGCAGGGGCTTGTCACCCTGCCCCATCTTGCGCAGCGGGCCGGCAGCCTCGACGTCGACGCGGCGGGCCGTGTTGGGGCGGCGGCCGCGGCGGCGTCCGGGCTGCACGATCTGCCCGGTGAACCGGTACCCGGTCGCGCCGACGTACGGGCCGTCGACTGTCCACGCCCGGCCCGCCGAGTCCGTGAACGCTGTCGTGCCCGGGGCCAGCGCGGCGAAATCGGGGTTGGCGACCACCGTGCCGGCGATGCCGTTGCGCAGCTGCGCGGCCCACACGCGGCCGGAGAACGGGGAGCCGGGCGCGTTCGGCGGGCCGATGTGCAGCGGCGCCGCGGTCGCCGCGATGTTGGTGGGCACGTTGGTGCGGATCGATCCCAGCTGCGTGAAGCTGCCGCCGACGCCGCCGGTGCCCGTGTAGAACCGCACGACGCGCTGCCCGGTGCCATCGTCGACGTCGATGGTGGCGCGGACGGTGAGCCGGCCGGACGTGGTCCACGGCACCGGCGCCGTGCTGGTGCTGAAGTTCGTCCACGTTGTGCCGTCGGTCGACCAGGCGAACTGAAGCGTGTCGTCGGGGACCAGCCGTAGACACCAGGACGGGCCGATGGTGTCGTCCCACTTGCCGATCAGGTCTACCTCGAGCTCACGGCCGAGCATGTCGGGCATCATGTCGATGCGGACGTCGAGGTCGCCGGTGATGTCCAGCGACGCATGATCGTCTGTCCAGCACTGCGCGTACGCCTTGTTGCCGCGCATCCCCTGCGCCCGGTAGAACCCGCCCTCCGTGCCCTCGCGGACGCGGATCGGCGTGCCGAACCCGAACTTGCCGAACAGGTCGGACGTGGCGTTGCGGCCGTTGTAGCGGCCGTCGCCGAGCAGGGTCACGTCGAGCGACGCGGGCCGGGGCGCGGACGAATCGCCGGTGCCGCGGGTGATCACGATGGAGTCGCGCTCGACGTCGGCGTCCGGCAGCGTCTCCCATGCGCCGTCGACGTAGATGTCCACGGCGGGGGTGTTGTGGGCGGCGGGCATCAGGAACCCAGCACGGTCTGCACGTCGCCGCCGCGCTGCCGGATGGCGCGGGCCAGGATCTCCACGAGCAGGTCGTCGAGCTGCGAGCCTCCGGACTCGATCACGATGGCGCCGCCCCCGCCGGCCGATCCGGGCGTCGACACGCGCTCACCCGCCATGGCGAGGATGGGCACGATGGTGCCGGGCGCGCCGCGGACGGTGCCGCCGGTGTGGAACGTCGGCAGCCGCGGCACGCTGATGCTGTTGCCGCCGATGCCGGGGACCCAGCTGGGCACGGACCAGGACAGCCGGCCGACGGTGTTGTTCCACGCGCGGGCGATGCCGTTGAACGCCCATTTGTACGGGGCGAGGATGGCGTTGCCGACGCGGGAGAACGCCGTGGCGAGCCACCCGGGGATCTTCTTCAGAAAGTCCCAGGTGTTGCTCGCGGCCTTCTTGATCCACGACCAGGACGCGCGCCACGCCCTCGAGAACCAATCCGTTTTCGTGGCGATCAGAACGATCACGGCGATCAGAGCGACGATGCCGACCACGATCCACGTGATCGGCGACGCCCACAGCGCGGCCGAGAACAACCACTGCGCGGCCGTCCACACCTTGGTAGCGGCGGCCGCGGCGTACTGCCCGACCGCCGTGGCGCGGAACCACGTGACGGCGTTCTGCATGGCGGGGATCAGGAACGCGGCGAACCCGCCGGCGAGGTCGGCCATGCCCTGCCCGACGGTGACGAACCCCTCGAACAGGTTGCCCTTCATGATCTCCGACGTGCCGGCCGCGATGTCCGCGGTACCGGTGAGGGTGTCGGAGAACCCCTGCGCCCGAGACTCGGCGTTGTCGGCACCCTCGGCGGCCCGGTCGAACCCGGACGCGGACTCGCCGACCCGGTCGCCCATCGTGTCCGCGGACTGCCCGACCCGGTCGAACGCGCTCTCGAGCTGCGAGGTATCCCCGGCGAACGTGAGCTTGACGTCGTTAGCCATCTACTCCACCTCCACCCCGGCGCCGCGGGCGGCGTCGAGCAGGGCCGCATGCAGTGCTGCGTGCACGTCGTCGCGGCGGACGGCCAGCGCCTTCCACACGTACCGGCCGTCCTTCAGGTACGGGCGGAGCACGGACCGGGCGGGCCCGACGCGGCCGCCGAAGTCGAGCCACGGCGCGTACGGCGCCTTGCGGCCGCCCAGCTGCACGCGCGCCTTGCCGCCGGTCGTGGAGCGCACGGCCAGGCTCGAGCGGGCCCGGCCGGAGCGTGACGGCATGTGCGGCCGCGCCTCGTCGACGATGATCTGCCCGGCCGTGTTGAACCCGACGCGCAGCGCTTTCGGCAGGTCGGAGTCGAGCTTGCGCAGGTTGCGGACGAACTGCGCGAGGCCGTCGATCTTGATTGCGCCGGTCACGTCCGCCCCCTCATCTCAGCTTGGCCAGCTCGAGCTCTCGCTGCTGCGCGATCCGCGAATAGTAGATCGACCACTGCGCCCATTCGCGGTTATCTATCCGGTCGCGCATTTCGGATACCGTCATTGACAATTTCTGCGCGAGGAAGAAGTCGAATTCCAGCGCTTTGTCACTCTCAAACGCTTTTGTAATCCTCCTTGGGCTGGGTGTCCTTGAGGCCGGACAGCTCAGCGATCTTGTCCTCGACCCGCACGGTGTCGCCGGCCGGGGCGTTGGCGGCCCACACGTCGACGTCCTCGGGCGACATGACCGGGTCGGTCAAGCCGTACGCGATCAGGTACCGGTCACGCGGCAGCCCGTCGTCGGCGTCGGCGAGGCGCTGCGCCTCCTGTACCTCGGCGCGGGTGAGGCCGCGCACGGCGACGGTGCCGCCCTCGCTGAGCTCTACCTCGCCGGTGCGGAACCGGCGCGCGATCAGGTCTTCGCGCGTCAGCCGCGATGAGCTCCCCTTCGGCATTCCCCATCCTCCTTGATCAGGCGCTCTGCGCCGTGTCGTCGATGTCGCCGGACACGTCGAACTCGGCCGACCACGACACCATGTCCGCGACGGGTGCGGTCTCCGTGTACTTCTTCAGCACGCCATCGAACGCGGCCTGCGGCTTGCCGGAGCCGGTCCCGGCGATCCGGTAGATGATGGCCAGGGTCTGGCCCTCCTGGCCGGAGAGCTCTGCGGGGGCCGCGGTCGCGCTGGTGTCGTAGACGCCGCCGCACGAGAACGTCGGCCGGAGCAGGCCACCCTCCATCGTCTGGGTGTCCTGCGAGTACCCGGACGTATCGTGCGTGTCTGCGTTGCGCTCGAGCGTGCTGGTGTTGCAGCTCGTGCTGATGTCCTGCGCCGCGATGGACACGTAAGTGTGGCGGCCATGCTGCTTCGCCATCAGGCGCTCCCAACGATCGTGCACGTGAACAGGGCAATGAGGTAGTCGACGTCGCCGACCGTATAGAAATCGAACTCGGCGTTGCCCGCGTACAGGTCGTCGAACGCGGCGACCTCGCCGGGCGCGGCCGTCTCGAGCGCGCGCTTGACGCTCTTGGTGCCGGACCCGGCCACGTACGGCGCCATCGCGGACCGGGCGCGCCGGTCGTCGGCGGCGCCGACCATCACGACCACGGGCACGGTGATGCGGTCCATGCCGCGTACCGCGGCGCCGCGGTACGTGGCGTCGAAGTTGATGCCGGTCGGGTAGAGCGGCCACGCCGCCGGAGGGTGGATGGTGCCCGGGTGGAAGTCGTACGCGCGCAGCCCGTCGATGGTGTCGAGCCGGTCGCGGATCACCGTGCAGACGTCGTCGAGATCCACGCCGTCACCCCGGCATTCCGAGCCGGCGTAGCCCGGTCGCGGCCAGGGCGGTCCGCACGTCCGGGTCGAGCCGGGCGGCGAGCCGGAGCTCGCTGCCGGTGTTCGGGGATCCGGCCACGCCGTACGGGGAGTCGCGGCGCACCAGGAACCGGTGAGCTTGGATCTTGCACGCCTGTACGACGCCGGCCGGCACTTCCGGCCAGCCCCACAGGGCCGACACGGCGAGCAGGCCACCGGCCGGGTCGCACGTCCACGTGGTCGCGCCGGGGAAGGTGAGCCGCGTCCACGGTTTGCCTTCCATCGGCGCGTTCAGCGGCTCGAGCCGGACGTCGGCGGTCACGTCGGTGACGCCGTCCGGGTCGGTGACGGCCATGTCCGTGTCGTCGAACAGGTCGGGGATCTCGACCGCCCAGCGGCCGCGCAGCGCGTACGGGGACCGGTCGGCGGCGTGCCACACCGTGGCGTCGTCGACGGCGCCGAACGTGCGGCGGCAGAACCCGTCGATGGCGCGCGACGCCGCGGAGATGGCCGTGGCGATCTCCGCGTCGTCGGCGCTGTCGGGGATGCGCGCCCATGCTCGCAGCTCCGCGGCGGTGATGTAGTCGGGCGCCCAGACCATGGCGCGCACCCCCTCTCAGGTAGTTCGGCCCGGCCGCGGCGGGATGGGTGGCGCCGCGGCCGGGGGTCGGTCAGACGGACGGGTCGAACGTGACCTGCCGGACACCGTTGATGTCCGTGTTGCCGAAGGCGATATCGCCGTAGATCCCGAGCGTGACGAACGAGAGCTGCGGGATGTTGGCTGTCTGCACGGTGGCGCCGAAGTCCCAGAACAGGCGCTCCGGCGCGGACGCCCAGCCGCGCACCGTGGCCGGGTCGAACAGCCACGAATTCGTGCTGGCCGTGCCGACGGAGCCGAGGGCGGCCGCGCCGATCGCGCGGACCCCGGCCACGTCGATGTAGGAGAACCGCTCACCCGAGGCGCCGTTCGCGTTCGACGGGTTGATGATCGGGTACAGCGGCCGGCCAGCCGAGTCGGTGACCCGGGCCAGGACGCGGAACAGCGCCTCATGCACGGCGAACGCGCGGATGTTGCGGCCGCCGCGGGCGAACTGAAGGACGGCGAGTGCGGCCTCGAGCTCGCGGACGGTGACGCGGTCATCGTCGTTGTCGGGGGTCGTGGCGGGGGTGC